AACGATATGAATTACAACAGTATGTTAAATTTAAATTTGGTGTTAAAGCTTGGGATGATTTGCTAAAAATGGAAGGTACTATTCGCAAACAAAGACAAGAGTTAGTTTACAAAAGGCAAGAATTTCAACAGAAATGTATTGAAGGATTCTTTTTTTGTGTGTTAATAGCTACTATTATTGGTTTTATTTTCTTTGTTATTTGGTTAAAGAAACAACAAGATGTTTGAGAGTGAGGTAATATGCCAGCTACAATTATAGATGATTATAAAGTATTCCCAAGACTTATGATGCTTGTGGTTACTATCCTAACTTATCAAAGTGTACATTGGTACATGGGATTAGATGATCCAACAATACAACAAAGTGGATTAGTGTCTGTTTGTATGGGTGCATTAACAGGTTGCTTTGGAATCTGGATGAATGGAGAAAGAAAGAATGATACTAACAATCGTTAAATCTTTAGGCTCATTGGCATCTAGTTATGTAGATGGCAAGGTACAAACACAAAAAGTAAAAGCAGAAATACAAAAGAAACAACTTACTGGTGAGATTGATTGGGATTTAGAAGCTATCAAAGCTACACAATCTAGCTGGAAAGATGAATGGATAACCGTACTATTAAGTCTACCATTTTTGTTGTGCTTCATTTCTGATGAAACAAGAGCAATGGCATTTGCTGGTTTCCAAGCATTAGAACAAGCTCCAACATGGTATACATATTCTTTTGGTGTAGTAATTGCTGCATCTTTTGGTATAAGATCAGCAACTAAATTTTTTGGAGGTAGAAAATAATGCCTGATCCCGGTGAAAAAAAAGAAGCTAAATTAAGACAGTATAAAAAAACTGTTAAAGATTATAAAAAAGAAAACTTTAGAGAGAAAGAAAAAAAAAGTTTAACCAAATCTATTGGGACTGCTGGACAAAAAGTAAGAGCAGATGGTACGACTAAAGATGATAAACCAAAAGTAACTGCTCAACAGAAAGAAGAATTTAGACAACAAGAAGATACTTATCGTACTAAATCACCTGGTACTGTAGGGGATAAGTATTATAAAAATCCAGAAGGTACAGGAACAGGTCAAGGTGGTAGTGGTATACCAAAAGCTACAAAAACAAAAACAAGTGGCACTGTTAAATCAACAACTGCACCTGTAACTAGACCACCAGAAGTTACTTATGTTTATATTGATCCACCAACAAGTGATGATAATGAAGAAGTACAAAGTCTTAAAAACTTAGTCGATACTCCACCAGAAACATCTTCTTATATTACAGAACCCAATAGACTTTTGTATGGTTCATTATCAGATGACAGATTAAATGTTGCTCAAACATCTTTTTTTAATTTAGCTGAAGATTTAGGAACATCATCAGCACCAACTGCATCATTTAGTTTTAGACCAACATCAAGAGGTTCTTTGTTTAGCAATAATTTTCGTTTGACTGGTGCAGAAGTTGAAGCTAGTTTCCCACTAATTAATAAAGGTAGAAGTTTATTTGGAGGAGATACCTAATGTATAAGCTATCACAAAGAAGCAAAGATAATTTAAGTGGTGTAAAAACAGAACTTGTAGCTGTAGTTACCACAGCCATAGAACATACATCCGTTGATTTTGGTGTGATACAAGGACTCAGAACTTTAGAACAACAGAAAGAACTTGTTGCCAAAGGTGCAAGTCAAACAATGAAATCAAAACATTTGACTGGTGATGCAGTGGACCTCATGGCTTATGTTGGTTCGAGAGCATCATGGGAGCTGAATCTTTATGATAACATTGCAGATGCAATGAAGAGATCAGCTGAGATATGTGGTGTTGGAATACGTTGGGGTTGTGCCTGGCACATACCAGATATCAGAGAGTATGATGGTTCAATGCAAGATGCAATGAATGATTATATTGATCTAAGAAAAGGACAAGGGCGTAGACCTTTTATTGATGGTCCTCATTTTGAGCTTTCCCAATAAACTCCATAGCTAATGTAGAATAACCAGCTATATCTTTATATGAATCTTCATGATTGGGTTGCTGTTTTAATCTCATAGCTTTTGTAAGTATCATCATAATACATACATCAAGGTATGTAAAATCTATACCTTTATATTCTGACCAACACTTAGCTATGGCTCTAAGATTATCATTTGGATTGCCATATACGTGTTGTCTTTTATTTAGTGTGTCACCAACTTCTCTTAGGAATTGCGCTCTTGTCATTTACATCTCCTGTTGGTTATTAAATACCATTTAATAACCTACGAAATTTTCTGGTGTATGGCTATGGTGGAATTGGGATACACAAACCATAGCCATACGTTATATTTTAAAATGGTATATCATCATCTATGGGACTTTTATTTTCTTCTTTAAGTCCTTTTATATTTCCTTTGCTATCTAATAAAACCTCCTTTTGTTCCATATGCTGATAGCCACCATCAAACTCAGTTCTCTTTTGCATCTTTTCAGATACACTTAAACTTAAATAATCACTACCATTTTTATCTTTTTTTCTCCATGCAGATATTTTTAGTGGAGTATCCTTATTAAATTTTTCTTCAATCGGTCCACTTTTATCTGGCTGATTATCATTTGTCTTATCATTATTCCAAAGAGTACAAAGCTTTGTGTACACTTGCACAACCTTTGTACCTGTTTTTGTTTCTTCATTTATACAAACAACTCTATGTTCTTCTCCATTGATATTAACCTTGCCACTCAAAATTAATCTATCTTCTTGATTGTAAGGCTTGAAGCAAGCTCCACTATTTGTATTGTCGTATTGTTCTACCATGATTTATTATCCTCATATTTATTATCATCAAACTTACCTAAGAACACATCAGCATTAAAACCTAGATGTGATATTGCTTTTGTAAGACCGTCTGTTAATGCCATCTTTGGTGCATCATCATTTGTTTTTGCTTTGGGTGCATCAAGATTTATCATAGCTCTTGCTCCAGCAACAGGTCCATATGATCCATACATTGTAGTAACAGTAACCTTTGCAATTACCATCATAATATTTCCAAGTGTAGGGTAATCATATTCTACAGTGTATGACCAATCACTACCAACAGGACCAAACTGTGAAGTAACATTTCTAATTTGATGCATAGCATCTATTGTATTAATAGTTTTACCAAACTTACTTGGTGCTTTTCTTGTATGTGCTGGATTAGTTTTTTCAACCATCAGCCATAAATTTAAATTACCATGTGGATTTTTTTTATTCGACATTGTGTATCCCTTCTTTTGGCTCAACATTATTTATTACGTGTAACCAAAACTTAGGAAGTATATTCTTGAGCCTATCAATATACTCTCCATCTTTTTCTATGACCCCACATCTCCATGCATTTCCGTTACCAAAAAAGTTTGGGAAATAACATAAGCTTGTATTAGATAGCCACATATAAAACTGTATCTGTGGTGTGTATCTATCTATTTGTACATTCAGTTTGTTAAATGAACTTGTATGTTTTGCTTCAACAATAGCACCTTGACCTTTTATTGCAGCATCTATTGTACCTTTCAATGGTACACCATTCCAATTCATAGTGTATTCTTTTTGATAATTCTCAAGAGAAACATCATATTCTTTTTGAAACACAAGTAGATTATATTCTTCTGTTAGAATACCTATCTGTACCTGGTGATTAAAAGATAAATCATCTGGTTCTTTCTTACCGGTCTTGACCAACCATAGATCATGCCAATCTCCAGACATAATCTTTGCACAATCCGATCCACCAATAAAGCCTTTGCGATTCATGTGTATCCCTTCTCCATAAAAAATTATATTACTTGACTCATGAAATGTAAAGCAATAATATTTTATTTATAAACTAATATCATACATATTTTTAAACTCCCAGAAGGGTAGCTTAATTGCTACCCTTTTTCTTTTGTTCTTCCCAATCGATATGAAATGATTCAACTATTTCATCTGGTCTGGTAAATTTTTCTGGAACATATGGTAAACTTATGTCAACTTCTTTTGGTTCTTTAAGCCATCTATCACGAATCACTTTTACTTTATGTGTATATTTTTTAATATCCATAGTACTCACTTTCTGGTCTTTTCAATGGGGGTTTCTCTAAATAAAACTCTTCATACTTGTATGTCTTATGACACTTATATCCTTCACCATAGATTTTATCTGACCACATCTGGCAAGCTTCTTCAGTATCAAAATGCATAACAGTTAATAAACTATATAATATAATTTTATTCATTGAAAGCCACCGTATTTAATTTATCTAAATATAAATTTCTGTTTGCAACTCTGTGCTTTAATCTTTGATAGAACGCAGACCAACTTGGAAACCACTCTTCTTCTTCTGATATTTGTTTGATAACAAAGATTGTAATGTCAGCTGGAACATCTTCAAGATTTTGTGCAAGTGCTTTGATACGAACTGTCATATCTTCAACACCACCTTTGGTTTGAACAACGCTTGCTAACCACGTAAGTCTTTGAATTATATCAGCTTTTGGCAATGGAACTAAAGATTTTAAAACCTCTTTCTTTGCCCTTGCTAAGATTTCTTTTGACTCAACATCTAATTCTAAAGCTGCAATGTAATTACTTGATGCATTACGTCGGATTCTCTTGATCATTGGAAAACTCTGCAATGAGTCCAGCATACAAGCCATTGCTTGATCCGTTAGAATTGGATGATCGACTTGCTTTAAAGCTCTTAATGCTTGTAACTTTTGCTGATCGTTCAGCTTCTCTGGCACACCAGTTGTGGTATCCTCTTTCCCAATCCGTGTATTTCTTTGGGTTTGTTCCAAGATAGTAGTTGATAAACTTATATGTTTCATTGTCATGATTGAGTATCCCCTTTCCATGTTTGCGATCAATCGATTCAATAGTTTTTTCTTTTGGTTTCCAATCCTCTTTTATAGAGTTATCTAGGTTACTTGATAGGTTAGGGTGCATCTCTTGCACCACGTGGTGCATGTCATGCACTACCTTTGTCTCATTTGGATACAGATAGTATCTATTAGACTTCATACTGTTTCCAGATTCTATATTAAGATATCCTTTTTCATTAAGCATTTTAATTCTGCTTTTAACTGTACGCAATGCAAACCCTGTTCTTTTTGCTATAGATGTATAGCTTGGATAACATTCACCTGTTTCATTGTTTGCATAATCTGCAAGACAAAGTAAAATAAATTTACTTATACCATCATCAATGGTATCATCACTCCATACTTTAGCCATTAAACTAAAACTCATTAGTCACCTCTCCATTCTCTATCCATATTCATCTTTTTTATTTTAAAAAAACCTTCATGCTCTGGATATCTTACATGAAAAAGTCTTGCATATAAAGCTATGAAATCATTAGATATTTTAAAATCTGTACCCTTAGTAACAATAGTTGTTTCCCATCTAATACGATTAACTATTAACCAGGCAGAACATTTTTTGTGACCAGCTTCAACTGCAATCAACGAATACTTTACAAATAATTTCCATACGTGTGGGTTTTCTTTGTGCCATTCCCACCATTTCTGTTTTAGTGTCATGAAAATAAATCTCCTTGTGCTGGTGGTTCTCCAAGTTCACTAAGTATATAATCTCTTAGTTCATTGGCTTTGATATATTCACTAGCATCTCTTCTAATCACATGACCAGAACGATAGCCAGTGCTAGTAGTTGGTAATGGTATAGTATCAACTGCATGGTAAAGACCATTCTTTTGTTTTACAAATTCTACCTTATTACCTCTGGCTTTGTACTCATAACAATGATGATGTGATCCACCATTTGCTTGAACAATATAACCAAAGTGTATAATCTTTACATCAATAGTAATTTTATTCCATTCTATTTCAAATGTTTCTTCATTAGTTCCATCAACAAATGTCCAGAAGTTTGAGTGTTTATTGTGCCACCAATTAAACTTGCTAAATTTTTCATGAACAAATTTCTTTGCATCTTCCTCATAGGTTTCTTCACCTTT